GGAATAGCGTGGGCAGAATACTGTGAAACGCCGTATTCGTCAAGTCTTTCTTTACCCTCACGAACCTTACGAATTGTACCCTGAACGTTAATTCGGTGAATACGATATGCCTGATGGATCTGTAGTCCCTTGATGATTGACATCTGAGGGATTAAAGTCTTGTCTCTGTATTGGACTCTTGACTCTTGACCAAGCAAAGCGAACTTAACAGAAATTTTTGCTAAGACTCTGTTGCCAACGGAACGAGACAAACCAACCGTTCTAACAATGGTGACCTTTGGAATAGCACGGATCTCAGTTTGAACCTCTTGCATTTCACCGCCCTTCTCTTTGGAAATAGATATGATGAAGTGAGTTTCATAGACTCTGAGATCGTAGCTTTTGTCAATCTCAAGAAGTTTATTTTCTGATAGGTTCTCGTACCATTTATCTACAGCAAGCATATTCTCTCCTAAACTAAATAGTTAGAGAAACACAAAACTATCTCTTATAGTCATCAGAGAGCCGAACAACATCGTCTAAATGGTTCGTGCTTACTTCCATAATCTCAACGCTTGCCTCGTTGGCACCAAAGCGATGTACTTGGTTTGGTTTAACATGGAAAGTTTGCCCAGGAATTAGTTTTGTAATATTTCCATCACCATCATAGACATATAAGATACCAGATAAGACGTAAACAGTCTCTTCTTTTACCTCATGGTATTGTAAGGATAGTCTATGTCCTGCATTGATATGTAGCAGCTTCCCTACATAATTATCAGTGTGAGCCCACACCAACTCATAGCCCCACGGCTTCTCAACTCTTCTCATTTCATCTCCATTTGAATTAAAATAATAGCAAAGGCCAAAATAGTACATAAGACATTCTTAATAGTAAAGAAGTCTTCGTTTAGAAAGTACGAGAATAGGAAAGGGTAGACCAAAAAGGACAGAGCAAAGACATAAAATCTTGGCCCCCATCCGTTCTCGAAGAACTCATAAGCATATCTCATACCATATACAAAACAGAGAGTCCCTGGAATAGATAAGAGACAAGTTAAAACAAAAGTATTTTCTTTTACCCACTCTGAAACAAACTGTCCATATGACACAAACCAAGAAACAAACTGACCAACTATGAATAAAAATGTTGCTATAGCAATGTTAAACATCATCCTCTTCTTTATTCTCTAGTGTGGTCTGTGTTCTCATATTTAAGTATCCTTTAATGATCTTGTCGAGATCGGATAACTGTATATCAATCTGTGCCAATTCGAGTCTGATCATATCTATCTGCTCTATCATTTCCAAATCAAGCCCAGAGCTTAAACTCAACATCGTTTCATTGAGCCGTTTCATTCTGAGCATAGCATTATTATATAAGAAAGAAACGGTATCTGACAGCTTGTCAAGTTCAACTGAGTATTGTATGTTTACTCTTTGTGACATTAGCCCCTCAATAGTTGTTTGTTGTTTTTTAGTTTATTAGCAACTTCTGTTACATTGCCGAGAACAGATACATGCTCTGTCTTTCCGCCTGTGTCGATTATTAGCTTAGTAAACTCATGGTTTCGGTCTAAGCCCTCGACTAAAGGGCTCTTATTATTAGCAAAAGAAGAAGCCCTATCTTCAATCATATAGGTAACGCTTCCAGGATTTACAAATATATCAGAAAGATAATATCTATCTTCATCTTTCGAGTGTACTATTTGTATCAGTCTTACCATTATTACTCTCCTTTATTGGATATACATCTTTTTTTCTCGCACACCATACTTTGCCTGCTATGTGAAGAATATAATCATGATTATATTCCCTTAACAAGATACCAGTAATTGGCTTCTCTGGCCTAAACCACTTAGTGGCTTCAAGATTTAGCAGGACAGTCCCTTGTGGGATATGACATAAATCACCTTTTCTCATGTTTGTACAATTCCATAGTTGGTTGTAATCAAAGTACCAGCACAACTAGCAGCATTTTGAAGTGCCGTTCTGGTCACCTTGACTGGATCTAATATACCAGCCTTGATGTGGTCTGTCAACACACCGTTACGGAAATCCCACCCTCTACCTTCTGTGTCGCTTAGTACAACATTGATCAAAAGGTCTGGACTCTGGCCAGAGTTGATAGCCATCTGTCGGAATGGAGCCTGACAAGCTCTTTGAACAATAGAAGCACCAATTGCTTGGTCGGCATTTTCGGTTGTAACAGCTATGCCTTGTGAAGCTTTGAGCAAGGCCACACCACCGCCAATGACAATGCCTTCATCTTGAGCAGAACGAACAGCCTCAAGAGCATCTTCGATACGATGCTTTGCTTCAATCATTTCTACCTGTGTGGTGCCGCCGACACGAATAACTGCTACTCCAGAAGATAGTCTGACGATTCTGCCTTGTATTGTTTCACAATCGCTAATATCGTCTGTATTCTTGATCTCTTCCTTTAGAGACTCAATACGATCATTAATCCTATCACCATCACAAGAACCGCCAACAATGATCGTGGAGACTCTGTTACTTTCAACAGACACAGAAGAACCAAGAGAAGAGAAAGGTGTCTCTTGTAGCTTCATACCGCTCTCTCTTGTAATGAATGTAGCACCAGTAGAAAGAGCCAAGTCAGATAGGAAGTTGGTTCGCTCTTCTCCATAAAACGGAGCACGAATAGCAGCAACCTTTAGTGTTCCTCTAACAGCATTTGTGATAAGAGCAGCAAGTGCTTGGCCCTCAATTTCTTCTGCTACAATGATAAGCGGACGAGACTCTCTAGCAATCATTTCAAGGATTGGGTAAATCTGTTCGACCTGAGTAATCTTGTGGTCAGTCACCAAGAAAAGAGGGTCATCGTAGCTCATGGTGGCCCGTCTCTCGTCAGTAATGAAAGCAGAGGCACAGAACCCAGCAGGGAAGCGGAAACCTTCTGTGAGGTCAATAGAGGTCTCTAAAGACCTACCCTCCTCGATAGTGATAGAACCATCTTGGCCTACCTTATCGACAGCCAAAGCAATCAACTTACCAATCTTAGAGTCATTGTTCGCGGAGATTGTGGCGATATGTTCAATATCATCAATCGACTTGATTGGCTCCACAAGACTCTTTAGGTTCTCGACCACCTCGGCTACTGCCAAGTGGATTCCTCTCTGTAGCTCAACAGGAGGAATACCAGCAGCAATATGTCTCTGGCTTTCCATAAGAATAGCTCTAGCAAGGACAGTTGATGTAGTTGTTCCATCGCCTGCCTCATTGTTAGTATTGACAGCCGCCTGTCTAATAATTTGAGCACCAGCATTTTCGAATGGGTCTTCCATTTCTACGAAAGCTGCTACTGTTACACCATCCTTGGTAATGAATGGTTGCTTGTCCTTTTCTTGGAGAAGGACGTTCTGACCTCTTGGGCCAAGTGTAGAGGCAACATTATCTGCCAATACATTAGCTCCCCTCAGAATCCTCTCTTGAAGGGACGTTTTGTTATCAAATGCACGACTCATATCTACTCCGTTCGTTGAGTCAATATAACCAGTTTAAATCAGGTGTCAATATCTAATTGTGAACCAGCGCCATAAATAGTGGTGTCGGGTTTGACATCTTTAGCTACAGTTTTAAATTTAACTGATAACTTGGACATCTTATTAGAAGCTCTTTGTGTGTCTCTAATTGCAGTAGAAGGGTACATCGTACCTCTGAAAAATCCATTAACAGCATCATTTAGCTTATCTAAAGTTTCATATGTTTCTTTCACTAAACCAGACAAAAGCTCACTGTTTTGAGTCAATACTTTTTTGATACTATCAGTAGAAATTTCTATTTCATTAATCTCCGGTGCTGGAATCTCGCTGGTTTTAATTTTAAAACTAACCGCTGGTCTCTTTGATATTGTTTTTTTACCTATTTTTCCAGTGCGGACAAATTCAACACATAGATTGGAAAAATCTTCTTTATTCCTTGTTTTTAGCAGTTCTTCATAAGCACTAGCTATCTCAGTTTGTAGTTGAACAGTATTGACTTTTTGATTCAGGTGTCTTTTTAGCGTATTCTCAAAACCTTCCCAGTTGGAAATTGAAGCAAGTCTTTTTAGAATTTCTTCTACTTGTTCTAAAGTAATGTTTTGTGATACCTGTCTATCAAGATCGGCATTTTTATCAATTTTGCTTTTGATCATATTTTCAAACCTATCTATAGCTTTCTGTTCTTTCTCCCCACCAGCCTTAAAAATACCAAAAAATGTAGTTTTAAGGGCATTGTATCTTTGTCTCTCTGCTGTATCTTTAGATAGATTTTTCTTCACATCGAACAAGTCAAAAAAGTTTTTCTCATTTGACAAGAGGTTTTCGGTTTTAAGAGAAACGAGAACTTCTCTAGTCTGATAAGATACAACCTCGTCGCCCTGAAAATTTTTGACAAAAGCAAGATAGCTAATGTGGTCTAAGTGAGGAAACTGTTTAAAGAATGTGATTAGGTTATTAAAGCTACCACCCGCCCCTGTGCTCTGTTTAATTGTTTTCAATGAATAAGCCTTGATAACTTTACCTGAACGATCAACGACTTCAATATCTTGGATTGGGTTACCTGGGGGTATCCTACCACCAACTAAGATGGCAACCAAATATTCCATAAGAAAACCAGCAGTAGTGTCTTCATAATGATACAGTATCTTATTCATCATAATGACCACATCAAGATAGTTCATAATTTGTGGGATAGTTTTGTTCTGATTATTAACACCACCTAGCACACTTTGAATCTTTTTTAGCCTACCTTCGATATTCTCAAAAGGGTCGAATCCGAAAATCTTGTTATACTTTTCTATATTGATTGAATTGACATCAGCCTGACTAGGTGCTGACAAGAGTTTATCAAAAGCAACTTTATAGAGCTTATCTACATCCTCTGGGCTCTCAAACTCGTCAAGCCTTTGAGCCTCTAAAATCAACTTAAGAACATCGTTGATTAGATATTCTTCTTCTATTGTCTTCTTCAAGTCAGACATAAATAAACCTCTTTTTAGATAATAATATCAGCAATTCCTAACTTAACTGCTTCCTCTGCATCTAAATAGATGTTTACTTTTTCATTCAGCATCTTAGTTAGCTTCTTTTTTGTGAGCTTTGAGTTATCAACGAGGGCGTCAATGTATGCTTCTTGAATCTTCTCGATTGCTTCAAGCTCATTGGCCATGTTTGGAAGAATGCCAAAGCTACCGCCAGCGACATTGTGAATCATTACACGACAGTTACGTCCAATCTTACGCTTGCCCTTTGTACCAGCAGCAAGAAGAAGAACACCAGCGGACATGACTTTACCAACACCAATAGTATGAACCTCTGTAGTCTCCTTTACAATGTTGAGAACATCATATAAAGCAAACATATCGTCTGCTGACCCACCATAAGTACAGAGATAAAAATCAATTGACTTTCTGTTCTCTTCCTTTTCTTCAAGCTTGTTTAGCTCATTCATATAAAGCAGTCCGTGAACAAGTTCAGCAATCTTCTCTTGCTCTACTTCTGAGAATAGCCCCATTACTCTAAGGTCTGGTTCTGGCTTTTCTTCTGCCGCACCAAGCATAGCAGGATCGAGAATCAATAATTCTGGCTTACCAGCCTTTTGTGGCTCGACTGCTTCACCTTCCTGCTTGCTGGTTTCTTGAGATTGGGGCGCTGAGGCTTCACTCACCTCTTCAATAATCTCCTTAATTACCTTCTTTAGTCTGCGAATCATGTATTCTCCTTTAGGATTCGAATTGCTAGTTCTTTGTTTTTATTCAAAAAATTCATGGCCGAATGCCAATCTTTAAAAGCAACCAACTGCTTAAAGACTCCTGTGTGTGAGTCAATAATGGCATTGATTGATTTTTTCTTGAACTCAATATAATCTTTTTCAAATGAGTTGTCAAATTCTTTTATTGCCTCTTCGTCGGCACCCTCTTCTCTCATCTTTTGTATCTTATAAGTTCTGGAGAAATAGAGGTTTTCTATAGCTTTAGTCAAGGCGGTTAGGGCTGTAACCTGAGAGACTCTGATCAATACTATTGATGTCTTTATTGAGTTCAAAAAGTAGTTTAAACTACAAGTTAGATAACCTAGCCCAAATGATGCTAGGGCTCCTACTATAAACAGTAACTGTACTTTTGTCAAAGTGTCTCCAAATAAAAATAACCACCAGGGTTGCTGATGGTTATTATAGCATGTTGAACTGAGAAGTCAAGCCTATCGCTTCATCAATCTCTTCATAACTCTCTCAGCGATCACTGTTGACTGTCTGTCTACTTTAGACTCTCTCTGTAGACGACGAGCAACTCTACGGAGAACAGTCTCCATTAGTTCCTCATCATCTTCTGGTGCGGGTGGGGCAGCATCCATTTCGGCATCACCCCCTTCAATGCCCCCCATTCCTTCGTCACCTTCTGGCTCATCTTCGGTTTCAACATCCATCATATCACCAGCACCAGCAGCTTCAAGCTTCTGGTCGATAAGGTCAAGTAAATTTGTTAGTGCGGATTCGATTTCTGAGTTATCGGCACCGCCTTCCATTCCTTCGTCGTCGCCCATACCCTCTTCGTCATCAAGCTCGACATCTGGCATTTCCTCGTCTTCGACAGGTGGCATATCTTCGTCTTCTTCGCCGCCTGCTTCCATATCCAGGTCCATATCCACATCGTCTTCTTCTTCGAAGAGGGCGGAAAGCTCTTCTTCAAGCTCTTCGTCTTCTTCGTCTCTACTGCCGGGCTCTCTCATTCCAGGCTTAGCATCTCTCATGCCAGGACTACCAGAACCATACATCTCAGAAAGCTTGTTGCTTGAGAGGGGTTCGAGGCGAGCAAGTTTCATGAACTTTCTAAACTCAGATTCAGTTAATAGGTTTTTTGCCATTTTATGTAGGACTCCTTAAAATACATAATAAATAGTGGTGTTATTTTATAACGACTAAAAAAATGCCTGAGAAAGTTTCGGATTCTTTTTAAGTTTTTCTAAGGCATTGTCTTGGATTTGTTTAATCCTAGCAAATGAGACTCCCTCTCTTTCTGCTATTTCTCTTAAAGTCATCTCTCCGTTCTCATAAATAGATATCAAACAACAATTAAACTCTTCTTCATATGGAATCCAATGGCGGCAGGTTGAATTCTCACAACTTTCTTTACAATCTAAATGGTGCCGACTACATTTTAATAAGCCATCTTTCATAAATCTGGGTGCTCCTGTTCTATTAAATCAAATATATCTTCAACTTCTTCTTCTGTCAAACCCAGATTAACTTTTAATTCATTTCCTTTGTCTCTTAACTTCTTAGACTTCTTTATCTTTGCTTTGGCCTGTGGCTTTATGGAATCCACATACTCCATAAATAATTCATCGCCATCAATGTATGAGCTTATTATCTGCCTAAAGAACTCAGATTGACGAAAACCGTCATACCGAAGTTTAATAAAAAACTTAGCATGACGGTGATCGTTGTCTTCAAAAACTATGGTCTTGGTTTCTTTACCATAATCATATTCATCAGCCATCTTAACCTCTGATGAAACTCTTTATATCGTTCACATGGTACCAATGTTTGGGATGTGGGTTGCTAGGTTCAGGCATAGCTGTGACTGTACCATTCTTGATTAGAAGGATAGTCGGCACACCTTCAAAGTTATGGGCTCTTTCGAGGCCTTCACCATCTTCCATGTTGAAAGCAAAGAACCTCACGTCCTTGATACCTGATGCCACCTCTTCGTATATTGGCTTGAGGGCATGGCAAAGATGGCAACCATTGTTGTAACACTTAACAACAACAGGTTTATCTAAATTGTATTCACCAGATATAAGCTTATCTAATGAATGCCTTGCTAGCCTCTCAACCATTTTCCCTCTCCACTCTTTGAATCAAACGATCAATATACCAGCGAGCCTTCTTAAGATCCTCAACTGGCTTTCCCTTGTGCTTATATCGAGCAATATACTTGACAGCATTGCCTGCCTCAAAGCCAAGGTTCCAGTCTTCGATCACATCAATAGCTTCAAACTTACCTTGGTTATAGTGATCGGGGTGATTGACTGTCTCTTTTACTACGGGAGCATTTCGCTGTGATTCCCAGCGAGCAAGTCCTTCAAGGTCACTATTGTCAAATAGGTCTAGCTGTTGCATTGATGAAATCCTGTTGATCCTTTCATATGTCTTAGCTGCTACTTTTGGTGATGTCATTTACTGCCTCTCTTGTTTTTTGAATACATGTTGGGCAGAAAAGGTTCACCTTCTTCTCTGCCTTACGAACCACAACAGACCATGTAAGAGCCTGTTGCTTATTTTTCTTATCAAATGAGGAGCCACAACTAGAGCAAGAGTCGGGCATTAAATGAAAAAGAAACTGGTCTTCCTCTAAGGTTGCTTGGCCTTTCTTTTTCTTTAGTGCTCTTCGTTCTGCTCTATTCATCTGTTTCCTCTGTAAAATC